GATTGGGACTTTGTGTTGAAGTATCAAGGTCTTCGCATAAGACTGGAATCCCGTGCCTGACCGACCAATAGCAACGATCCCGATGCACCATCGACTACGGTCTGCGCTTTTTGATGCTATGGAAAGGGAGACCATGCTCGGTCTGATGAGCTGTCTATCGGTAAAGGAGCGCACCGTTATTGAGATGCGGTATGGGTTTGATCTTGGCGCACCGATGTCACTCGCAGCGTGCGGCAGGTGCTTCGGTGTTACCAAGGGCCGTATACGAGCGATTGAGCATAAGGCCATACGAAAGATGCAAGAACAGGCTGATCAAAATGCCTGACCCTCGACTATCCGAGATCCTGAAAACCGTCAACGGTCGAGTGCTTGACCGCTCGATCCGCCACGCCGTTTTCCTGGAACGGCTCAAGACCGGCGAGGTCAACCGCATCATGGGATTCCTGAACAGCAAGGTGTTCCCTGACGTGGTATGGCGGACGTTCAACGGGCTGTCCAACATCTCGACGTTCCACGCGGGCACCGTGACCACCAAGCGGTATCTGGATCTCGTATCGGGCATATCGGGCATCATCAGGTCGGGCTATCGGCAGATGAACGGCAACCTTGCCGGGTCGCTCCAGGACATCGCGATTTCCGAGGCGCAGTGGCTGACGAGCATGATGCAATCGGCGCTGCCGGTGGAGATCGAGTTCGTCGTTCCCGCGCCGTCAATCCTGAAAAAGCTGGTCAAAAGCCCGTTGCGGGTGGACCGGGACAAGTTTCTTGCGCTGAACGAGTGGGTTGACGACCTCGGGCGGGCGATGCACCGGCAGGTGGCGGGCGTGATCCGGTCCGGCATCGTCGAGGGCCAGGGCATTGACCGCATCGTTCGTCGGTTGCGCGGCACCCTGGCGTCGGGCTTCACCGATGGCGTGCTGGAGATCGGGCGCCGACAGGCCGAGACGGTGGTGCGGACTTCTGTTCAGTCGGTGCTGAATGCCGCCAATGACGCGGTATACGCTGACAACACGGACGTGATAAAGGGCGTGCAGTGGATGTCCACGCTCGACGCCAGGACCACCGACATCTGCGCTTCGCTCGACGGGCAGACGTTCAATGTTGGAGAAGGGCCTCGCCCACCGATGCACTACCAGTGCCGATCAAGGACGGTCCCGGTCATGAAATCATGGAAGGAACTCGGCATCGACCTGAAGGAACCGCCACGAGGACCACGGGCGGCGAAGTTCTATCCCGAGGGCGCGGACGTGTCGACCCGCCGACGGGCCATCAAAAACGCCATGCGCGGCGAGGTGCCGGGCGGGATGACCTATGGCAGTTGGCTCAAACAGCAACCGGTGGACGTGCAGAATCAGATTCTCGGCGTCGGTCGTGCAAAGCTATTCCGGCGCGGCAAGGTGTCGCTCGATCGGTTCGTCACCAAGGACTACAAGCCCTTGACCCTGAAAGAGCTTGAGGCGCTGGAGGCGTCGATGAACTGACACCGAATATCAATACTTGCGTAACGCATGGCGCGTACCGTAGAATACACATAACGCGTAAAACGGAGGTTCACTGATGGCGCTCAAAGCGATCTTGACTGACGAGGAGTTCGGTGCCCTGCCGGAAGGCTTCGGCGAGCACTACGAGAAGCAGAACGACGGGCGGTACCGTCTCGCGGTCGAATCCGTGGGCGGCTACTCGCTCGAAGATGTCGTTGGGTTGAAGGGTGCCCTGGCCGAGATCCGCCAGAAGGCTGACGAGCGCAAGAAGTCGCTGGAGAAGTTCGCTGACCTGGACCCGGACAAGGCGCGGACCGCGATGGAGAAGCTCGAAGAGATGGCCAACTGGACACCGGACGAGAAGGTCAAGGAACAGATTGAGGCCATCAAATCGCAGTTGACCGAGAAGTACACGGGCGAGGTCAAGGGCCGCGATGACAAGATCAATCACCTGCTCAGGCAGCTTGAGGAGCATCTGGTCACCGCCGCCGCAACCTCTGCCATCACGAAGCACAAAGGAAACGTCGACCTTCTGCTGCCGCATGTCAAGGCTGCCGTACGGATGGTGGAAGACGACGGGAAATTCACGGCACGGGTCTACGGTCCCGATGGCAACCCGAAGATCAGCATGAAACAGGGATCGCAGGATCTGATGTCAATCGAGGAGCATGTCGCGACGATGAAGCAAAGCGACGCATTCGCTCCGGCTTTTGCTGGTACAGGCGCAACAGGCGGAGGCGCCACCGGCTCAGATCGCCCAGGCGGGCATGGTGTCCCGTATGTCATGACTCGCGAGCAAGCGAAGGATGTCAGGGCATACCGGGCAGCGAAAGAAGCGGCAGACAAGGCCGGGCGGCCCTTGCAGATCGCTGACTAGTGTAACGCCGCGCAATGCGGTGACAATCTGAATCTGGCGACGCGGCGGCAGGCGTCGTGGCAGGAAGCCATTTACCGATCGCCAAACGAAACCACTTAACCGTTTTGTTTGGAGGAAAGGTATATGGCTACCAACACACTCGGATACTACAACCCGGTATTCTATGCCCAGGAAGCGCTGATCCAGCTGGAGAAGCACCTTGGCATGGCGTCCCGCGTGTATCGCGGCTACGACGCCGAGCGGCGCGCATTCCGTCGCGGTGAATACGTCAACATCTCACGCCCGGCAACCTTCACGGCGCAGGACGCTCCCGACGATGGCGGCCAGAACACCGTCACCGAATCGGTCCAGGTGCAGCTCGCATACTGGCGCGAAGTCAAGTTCGTCCTGACCGACAAAGAGCTGGCATTCACCGGCGAGCGGATCATAGAAGACCACATCCGCCCGGCGGCCTACGCTCTGGCCGATGACATCGACCAGAAGCTGATGGGCCTGTACGTCGACGTGCCGAACTACAAGGCGGTGTCAAGCCCGACGGTGGCCGCTGACATCGTCGACGTGCGAACGATCATGCAGCAGCGCAAGGTTCCCGTGGGCGACTACGAGAACATGCACGCTGTCATCTCTCCCACGATCGAAAACGAACTGCTCGACGTTGCTGCGTTCACGCAGTACACCGGATCGGGCACGACCGGAACGAACACGCAGCTCACTGGCGAGCTTGGCCGACGGTACGGCTTCAACTTCCAGTGCAACCAGAACGCTGGCGTAACGCACACTGGAGGCGTTTCAGCCGACGCCGCTGGTCTTACCGACACCACGGCGACCTACGCTGCTGGCACGACCACCGTCCACATCGACGCGGTAACCGATGGCGGCACCGCGAAGGCGGGCGACCTCATCTACTTCGCCGGACACACGCAGACATACGTCATCACTGCGGACGTCACCTTCACCGGCGGTGAAGGTGACGTTGCCATCAGTCCGGGGCTGGAATCCACACTCGCCGATGGCGTCGTTGCAACGTTTGTTCCCGGTACGTGGTACGAGTCGCTGGCGTTCCATCGAAATGCCTTCGCGCTCGTGTCGGCTCCGCTGTCCGAGATGGGCAACGAGCTTGGTGCCAACATCGCGACGATTCAGGACCCGCTCACGGGCCTGTCGCTGCGGTCCCGCATCTACTACGTCGGCAACAGCTCGGCGGTCCATGTCGCCCTGGACATCCTCTACGGCGTCAAGACCCTTGACGGAAACCTCGCAGTACGACTGCGCGACGCATAACCACGGTGCTTGCGCTCGCTCGGGTAGCTACCGGGCGGGCGCGGGCTTTTCTGCCGGAGGAGTGTCATGACTGACATGGCTGACTGGATCGAGATGTGGAAGGGCAACGACGTTGGGTATTTTGATCCCAACGACACCGCCACCATCGAGCTGTTCAAGAAAAAGGGCTTCAAACCGCTCAAGGAAAAAATCACCAAGGACGAGCCCGAACCGAAAACCGTATCGACAGCGAAGACGATCAGCAAAAGCATCGGTCGGCGCATCTCGAAAACCAAGAATTGAGGGTGACCGATGGCAGCAACATTCGTTGTTGAAGACGGCACCGGCAAGACAAACGCCAACAGCTACCTGTCGGAGGCAGACGCCGATTCGTATTTCGAGAATCACCGTTACCCGCTCGTATGGTTCGGGCTGACCGGTGCCACCTTCTCGATGGACGACACCGACAACTCGCTCAACGACAGCGCCAGTGGCTTTGTCAACGCCGGGTTCGCGGCAGGCACCAGGCTGAAAACGAGCGGCTTCACCGAAGCGGCGAACAATGCAACGTGGACCATCGTCTCGGTCGCTGCTGGCAAGGTCGTGCTGAAAGGCGGCACTGTCACAACCGAGGCGGCGGGCGATACCGTGACGGTCGTAA